AGAAAGGCATTAAGGTTGATTTCAACTCAGTGCCGTGGAAGCCACCGGCTTCTGACTCGATGGAATGGCACAGGCTGGCGCGTGACCATTGGCCGTGGCTTAAGAGCAACAAAAAGAAAGTTGAACAAAATGAGAAAGCTACTGAGCAGACTACTCAACAGCCTGCTGAATCTCTGTTCCAAGATGGCTGATAAATGTGGACTGTATTTACCTACTCAGGAGCCCGATACGTGCCCGCTTTGCTTCGGGTCAAAGCTTATGCCTTGTGGAGAGGTTTGGATTACTTGCCCTAGATGCTACGGCACAGGAAAGATTGAAATTGAGCGCAACGAAGACAAGCAGAGTAAGGCTATCAGTTCCGAAGTGGTTGGCAGCAAAGACGTTCCGAGTTGAATACTCGCCCAACTGTGCAAGCCCCTGGATGGTCAGGTTGGTCGGCTATGGTCAAGGCTACATTGACGGTCGGCCTTATGCTCCGATGGGTCTCTGCAATGAGGAGCCAACCCAAGATGCATTGGGATTCGGTCACTCATTTGCGGCTGCTGCCAACAATGCTCTCAAGCACTGGGGCAACCAAAAGAGGCTGGCTGAGGAGCGAATAGCCAATCCAAAGTACAAAGCTGTTCAGGATGCTCTCTCAAAGAAAGCAGCTCAGTTGAATGGCAAGAAAGTCAGGATAGCTCACCCATGAAGTCAACTTGTGTTGTTTGCGGAAATGAGTTTGTTCCTGTCAATGGTTCTGCTACATGCGGAAGCGAATGCAGGTTAGAGCGAAAGCGACGGTACGCTAGGTTGGTTTCTGCTGAGAATCATCGCAGGAATAAGGCTGTTAGGATGCAACAAAAGTTAGTCAGGATCTCGAAACAAGAAAGTACTTCAAATGGAAATGCGTAACTACAAAGAGTTTATTGATTCGAAACGCCGCATAGTTCCGGACACTGGAATCAGGATTGACGGCGATCTCAATGATTCAGCGTTTGAGTGGCAACGCCGGATTATGCGATGGAGTTTGAAACGAGGTCGATCTGCAATTTTTGCCGGATGTGGACTAGGTAAGACTCTAATGCAGTTGGTTTGGGCTGAGAATGTGTTCAAGAGCACTCAATGTCCAGTTGTGATTCATACTCCAGTTGGTGTTCGCCAGCAAACTAAGCGTGAAGCAGAGAAGTTCAATATTGATTGTCGAGTTGAGATTGTTGATGATCCATCACAGGTTATTGCAGGGATCAATCTAGTCAATTATGAGAAGATTCACAAGTTCGATGGAGTCGAGTGGAGTGGTGTCGTGCTCGATGAAAGTTCAGTTTTGAAAGGTCTCAACGGTAAGACTGTTGAGATGCTCAATGCTCGATATAGAGACTTAAGATTCAAGCTCGCGTGCACAGCTACGCCCGCGCCAAACGATCACATGGAGCTTGGTAATCACGCTGAGTTCCTGGGTGTATGCGATGCGGTCGACATGCTCAATCGGTATTTCTATCACGACTCGGGCGATACTTCACGATGGGTGTTGATGGGGCATGCCAAGAAAGAATTCTGGCAGTGGGTTAGTCAGTGGGCAGTTTGTGTATCAAAGCCAAGTGATATTGGCGGCGATGATGCTGGTTATGAATTACCTCCATTGAGAGTTCAGAGGCATATCGTTCAAGCTGAGGAAACTCAGTCGGTTCCAGGTTTTCTGTTCAACGTGAGTGGAATTTCTGCGACTACATTGCATGAAGAGAAGCGGATGACGAACATCGCTCGATGCGAGAAAGCTGCCGCGATAGCCAACGCAATCGATGGTCCTGTGATCTGCTGGTGTGATACTAACTATGAATCAGATGAGTTGATGAAGCGGATAAATGGAGCGGTTGAAGTTCGCGGAAGCATGAAAGAATCCGAGAAGGAAAAATACCTTCATGGATTTTCAAGAGGCGATTATCGCGTCATGGTCAGCAAGAGTTCCATTGCTGGTTTTGGAATGAACTGGCAGCATTGCCGTACGCAGGTGTTTGCAGGTCTGTCTTATTCGTTCGAGCAGTATTATCAGGCGGTTCGAAGGTCATGGAGATTCGGCCAGACGATGCCAGTCGATGTTCACATTGTTTTGGCTGATACAGAATCGGCGATTGAGTCAGCGATTGCCAGAAAAGAGACGGATTTCGATGCAATGAAATCTGGAATGGCCGAAGCATTGAGCGAGTACACGCTTGAGACGTTCGGACTAAGAGAAGGCAAGACTGTTTACAAGTCGCATGAGAATTTTAAGTTACCATTATTCATTGGAGGTTAGTTATGTCGGTTGAAGTGATTCAAAGTAAATCTGGCGACAACTGGATGCTTTACAACGGGGATTGTTGCGAGGTAATTGCTGGATTGCCAGATGATTCGATTGATTTCACAGTGTATTCCCCGCCTTTTACGTCTCTGTTTGTTTATTCTGACAGTGAACGTGACATGGGGAACTGTGATTCGGATGAGCATTTCTTCGAGCACTATGCTTTCTTGGTGAATCACATTTATCGAGTGACGAAGCCGGGTCGGTTGGTCAGTGTTCACTGCATGAATCTACCGTCTACTATCACGAACGATGGCTATATCGGCATTCGTGATTTCCGTGGAGACATTATCCGTTGCCATCAAAAGGCAGGATTCATCTACCATAGTGAAGTGTGCATCTGGAAAGATCCTGTTACAGCGATGCAGCGAACGAAAGCACTCGGACTGCTTCATAAGCAAGTAGTCAAAGACTCCTCAATGAGTCGGCAGGGTATTCCCGATTACGTTTGTACGTTTCGCAAACCTGGAAAGAATCAAGATCCGATCCAAGGTGAATTCGATCACTTCGCTGGTGAAGACTTTACGCAGACTGGCAATCTATCAATCGATATTTGGCAGCGATATGCATCTCCGGTTTGGATGGACATCAACCTGGGCAATACACTCAACGTTCGAGCAGCCAGAGATGGAGATGATACTCGCCACTTGGCCCCATTGCAGCTAGACGTTATCCATCGTTGCTTGCAGCTATGGAGCAAGACTGGTGATGTTGTGCTCAGTCCGTTTGCTGGTGTTGGTTCAGAGGGTTATGAATCGATCAAGCTAGGTCGCAAGTTCGTAGGAATCGAATTGAAGGATAGCTACTTCAAGCAAGCATGCAAGAATCTGAACGCTGCTGAGGAGTCGACTAAGAAAGCGAAGTTGTTTTAGAGACCGAATTACCCTTGAGATTGGCTAATGTGTTCTGAGACGGGTGAGTTTGTTCAGTTGGAGTTGTTTTGATGACTTGCATAATTGAGGGAGTGAGTAGCAACGGCAGAAAGATTGTCGTCACTGCTACTGATAAAGACGTAGCTCGCTGGATCGTGAATCTCGATATCGAGCCTGCTGAGTTCTACCATGGAAACATTACAGGCAACTGCTTTGAGGCCTCTCTGATCTTGTTGATGCATATCACACGGCATGAGGAGTTTGAGCGTGATCAGGTTCGGTTGTGTCATGGCATTGCTGATATGCTCGCTGGTGCTTTGGGCCGTGGTGCTCATGCTTGGGTTGAGTTTCTGGAGCGTGGTCAGTGGTGGGTGATTGATGCAACGGTTGTTGGTAGGCCGATTAGAGTTGCTACTCAAAAGCAGTTCTACAAAGGCAATAAGATCAAGGCTGATTGTGTCGATTACTATTCTCCATTAGATATAGTGAGGCTCGCTGATCTTCATGGCGAAAAGCTTCACTGTGGACCCTGGAGAGAGCCAAGAGACACGGAGCATGACGAGGTGTTTACATGCGAGTTCGTTCTATGATCGAAGATCTTCAAGGATGGAATGATTTTAGGTTTATTGCCTCAGTCTCAAGCTGCTGGTGGTGTGGCCTAAGGTTCAAGCCTCCAGGGTGGTTTGCTCCCTGGTTGATTGAGAGAGCCCACATAGTCAGCTCACCTCGCAGAAAGGATCGAAGGGTTGCTGCTCTGCTATGCTCAAGGTGTCACAAGGTCTCTCATGGTGAGAGGATCTTGATTCCTGGCAGCGTGGTGCTCAAGCCAAGTGTTGAGCACTTGCTTTGGCTCAAGAGAGTCAATGATCCTGAGTTCTATGATCGAGACTACATGGCTCGCAACTGTCTAGGCTTGCTGCCTGCTGAGGTGGAGCCGCCTGAGGACAGATCTTGGGTGATTCCAGCTCATCGCTGGGGAGAGTGGTTAAAGAGATTTGCGACGGTGCAGTTCTCAGAGATTCAACAACTTAGAAAGGCCGCCACTGAGTTCGGCGGGTATTCAAAATGACAATTCGAAAAGAGATTGCTGAGGCAATTGTTAAGTATTGCAAAAGCGGCTTTAGTGCAAACGAAGCTGCTGCGATGTTCAATGTCTCAGTTCCTACTGTTTACCAACTCTGCAATGATGCTGGCGTTGTGTTTCAGAATAAGCGGGTCCGAGACCGGCAAGAGATTGCCAAATGGGTCAAGGCGAACAAAGCCACTTCCAAGCAGGCGATGGAGCACTTCAAGTGCTCTTTGCCAACGCTCAAGAAAGCATGCGACGAGAACAGTGTAGCTCTCAAGGTTGTCAAGACTCCTCCGGCAGTTGGAGCAATGAGAGTTTTGGCTGAGCTTCTCGGAACTGAGAAGACTACGGCAGAGGTTGCTGAATCACTTGGGATCTCTCGGCAGTATGTTGATCAGGTCAAGGTCTCAGCAGTTGAGGCTCGAATACTTGGGCCACGATCTCTGTTCACAGTGAAGCGGAAGAATGCCAACAAAGCTTGAACAAAGAAAGCTTGACGCTTGGGCTGAGCAATGCTCGATGCATTCAACAGGCTATCGTGATCAGTGCAACTGTGGGATCGAATACTACGACTCTCATGGTGGTTGGGATTGGTCAGAGGGCGAGCTTGAGGCCTTGCAAGCGAGTGAGACTGCAAAGGACATTGGTGGTGTCAGTAGAATTATGTTTGAGGGCAGGAAGTATGTTTATGCCTGTGATTGCTGGCACAAAAGAGCCCTCGGGATTATCGGATTTATTGAGTCTCACGCCTCGATCATTGCTTGCTACTTGGAGTCCGAGAGAAAGGCCTCAATTGCAGCTCTTTCTGAGAGGCTTGAAAGGTTAGAATCTTGGAGCATTAAAGACCCTGAGAGCGTTCAAATTGAGCTACTAAGCAGTGAGAAGCTGCGGGAGATTGACCTGGAGTGAGACCGCAAAGATTTAAGCGATCGAAGTACAACGCAACGGCTACCTATGCAGTAGAGGAGCTGGACGGGAGACTATTTCTGGTTGCCGAGAAAGATGCTACTGAGCAGCAAAAGCGCCGCGGCATTCGCTTTCACTCATGGGCTGAAGCTGATCGGTACACGCTGTTGAGAGCTGAGCAAATAGCAGGGTTGATAACTGACCTGGAGTTGCAACCGCCTTTCGAGTGCCGGGTCAATTCAGTGCTTGTGACTACCTACAATGCCGACTTTCGTTACAAGAGAGCTGGCAAGGTGGTTGTCGAGGACGTTAAGGGAATGGAAACGGACGTTTACGAACTGAAGAAAAAACTAGTTGAGGCGATTTACAATGTCTACGTCAAAGAGATCAAGCCAAGAGCGAAGCCAAGGGTCAAGAAAGCCAAGCCTAAGGTATCGGATTAAGATCGTTTGGTTCTACCTTTGCTCATGGGTCAAGCTTGCATGGTGGGGCTCGCGGTTTTGGGTTGAGGATCAACTGCTCAAGCTCTCTCCAGAGGCTCGCCGGCTCAAGCAAGTTGAGGCTGATTTCAAGAGTCTGGTTGAAGGCAATACAACCATTCATGAGATCATGGTCAAGAATGGTTTGCTCACAATCAATGCTACTTCCAATGCGTTTCATTTCCTGAGCCTGCTGATCGTCGAGTACATGGAATCACTGGGGGCCAAGAATTTCGTAGAGCACGATTGCGAGCTCCGTCTGTGGTCAGGTCCAGTTGGGCTGAGGATCACAGTGCAAAAGGCTGAAGGCAAAAGCCCTGCAACGCTCAAGGATGAGGCTGAGAAGCGAGCAAAAGCTTTGGAGGCTCAGATAGCCAATATTCACAAGCTATTCGCAGAGGCTCAATCCTACTCGCAGGGAGAGCTATTGAGCGAGATCGCATTGGTGGTTGACTGGGCAAGGCCAGTGGAGACTTCGCCAAAATATGATCCGGACTGGTTCAAGAACGAAAATAATTAGTTGCAACGTTGCAACTTTCCACCCGTTTTAGCTAGGTGCGATAGTCATGAATTACAAGAACAAATACGAGGCAGCAGCGGACTTCGATGCAGGGGTCAAGAAAGGTCTATTTCTAGAGTCTCCGTCTGATGGTTTCAAGTGGGAAGATC